GATGTATATATTAACACACGTCAGGGTGGCAAACAAAAGGTATTTATCACCGCTGAATGTCGACCATATCGATGTCGAGGTCTCTCCGCTGGTGAGCGTTAAGGCGTTTAGTGTTCCCGTAGTGTCCTCGGTATATATTGACACGCGATGAAAATTTGACGCGGATACTCCGAGGAACGTAATCAAATTGACTGTCATGGTCTCGGCGCTTTCAATTTTTAAATCAACCGTTAAACCTGATGAAATCGTTATATTGTAACTATACGCCGGTGATTCCTTTCTGTCTATCAGCCGTGACGTAGTAGTGAGTATTCCACCGTGTCCGGTGCTCGCGGCGAACATTGATGTGGTGTTGACAATGTTCTTGGAGATAAATTCCATGTTGCCCATTAGCTCAACCTGTTCCCGTTCCGCTGTAGTTTATATAATGCCTTGTCAATAGCAATCGCCATCGTATTTGGGATATCATCTGTCGCGTAGAGGTTTGATATGTTGAGCGTGATAGAATTTCCGCCAATGCCGCCAACCTCCATGCCTGGATTATCATTCATTGTTTTAAGCAACGACCTATTCGCGTTTGTACTTTCTTTGTTTATTACGGCTTCTTGTCTCCCGATATAGGCGAGAAAATGATCATCCGGAACATTCCCCTGCGGGTATGCGGGTATATTGCCTTTTGAAAAACTTGGCACACGCCCTTTTTCTAAAATTAAACTTGTAAGTAATCCGCCCGACCCTGATGCCGCCATAAGACCTTTTAAAATCATTGCCTTGGTTATGGCATACGTAATATCAACTATAAGATTCTGTACCATGTCTTTAACTGCACTTTTCCACTTATCCCAACTAAACTTACCCTCAAAAAGTGCGCTTTTTATTGCGGCTTTATTGGCAGTTTCAAAAGCAGAAAAAGCTGAATTAAACGATGACTTTATACCGTTCATCATAGATTGATAAAATACACTGTATCTGTTATCAACCTCCTTCCTTTTTCTGTCCATATCGTTATGAAGCATTAACTGTTGCTCATAACTTAATTTATGCTTTTTATTGACTTCAATATAATATTCGTCTATTTTTGCAAGATCTGCTTCCCTGTTCATTCCAATCTGGGTATAAAATTCAGAATCTTTTAATAGTTCAAGCTCCTTGTTCTCTACATATTTTTGTCTCGCCTGGTTCCCCATATCAACAGATTTCATAAAATTTGTTGATATGTCCATTCCGGTTTGAACCATTGCAGTTCTTAACTGGCTGAATGAATTCAACGCCCTGTCGGCCATCACTTGTGTCGCTTGTACGCTCTGGTTCACGATATTAGTCAAATCCATCGCGTGATATTTTGTATTATCAATTCCATTCGCGACATTAGAATATGCAGTTACAGCGTTCGATAACGGAGAAACTATTCCGGAGAGAACTGCGCCTCCGAGTTGCATCAAATACCCCGCGGCCGTTCCAAGAGCGTTCCCGAGTACCGTCGCTTTCTCTGACGACATATCCATTCCTTTCATGCCGTCTTTGAGCGCGTCTCTAAACGGAGTTCCGAACGCCGCTAAAAAATCTTCAGTATTGGCTTCAAGTTTTTTAAGTTGATTTGCGTATGAATCTGAAGTCCTTATCATATCGCCTTGGGCAGCTTCTGTTCCCTGTAAAATAAGCTGATAAGCGGCTTCTGTTCTTGATACTGCGTCAATAGCCCCCTTACCCGTGTACAAGCCCATTTCACGGGCTTTTTCTTTGACCACCGTTTCATTGAGAACAACTCCATACTTTTTCATAGTCTCAAAGTTGCCAACAAGCGCGGATTGAATATCCGCCATTACCTGATCAGTGCCGAGATTGTTAAATGATCCAAGATCAGCAGAGAGCTTTACAACTTCATTGCTCAGTTTGGCCGCGGCATTCGGAGCCATCCCCATCGGGACAAGTAAATCTTGAACGCTCGCCATATACTGGCGGGCTTCGCGCGTGCTCATCGCGTATGAGTCAGTAAGCTGTTTAACTGCCGCGTCAGCATCGTATGTCGATGAAGCAAAAACAGTGTTAAATTTAGATGTTGTTTCTTCGAGGTCGCTTGATGCTTTTACGGCATCTTTAATAAAATCAACTGCCTTTCCTATGGCGGCAGAGCCAGCCATGAACCCTGATGTCAGGTCGGTAAATGAAGAAAAAAGACCTTTTGATGTTTTATCTGTTGTGCCGAGACCTTTGTTTAGTTTTGAAAGATCAGAAATAGCGCGATCCATCTCCGATCTGATGACTAATTTTATTTCCTCTGAGCTTGCCATTTCTTTGCGGCCTCTGCCTCATTCTGTAATCTTGTCTGCCGATGATTCAGCAGACAGAGAAACAACACCCACGGCATTTTAAGAACATTGACCGGATCAACGCCGTAATACACGGCGTAATCACCGATCATTTCAATCGCGTCTACTTTTGCGGTTTTTCCGGCTCTTCTTGGACTTCCGTTTTTTTTTCCTGTGATTCAGAGCCGAAAATTGACATGATGTACGTCACCAGTTCACCGTATCTCTTCATATCCAGCATCTTACAAAATTGTTTGAATTCCAATTCCGGCTGTCGCTCGGCAAATACATCATAAATCGTCTTTACTGCTTCACGAAAAACTTTAATATCAAAGTTTTTTTCAAGCTCCTGTTGGCTCTCTATGATTTCGAACATTGTGCCGAGCGATATGCTCCCCGGAATTTTATATATTTTTCCATCGAGTTTAACCTCGTGGTCTTTTAATGTAATCTTGTCTAAATTCAGTATTTCCATAATGTCCTCTTAGAAGTAATTCGCTGACCCATTCCACACATCAATTGAAACAGAATAGCTTGTTGACGTGTCCCGTATCGCCCTGACTTCGGCCTCGTGCGTCAGCGTATCGTTGCCGCCAACCTCGGGCGTATTGCTGTTGAAATAACAACTCGCGAGATTGATTAACATTGAATACGTTGTATTACCGGAAGCCGAGCCTATCGTTGTCGGGCAATCGCATAGAATGCTGATAGCTGTCTTTGTGTTACTTATGTATCTTTGGTAATTCGTAGCGGTATCGTACCGTTGAGTCAATTTTAACGTTACGTCCCTTTTGAGCGGAGGCAGTACCGTAATATTCCGCGAACCAAGACGCCCCTGATCGCCGTCCAAATTATTGTTCAGGCTGAACTCAAAAGCGGTGAAGTATTCTTCGGTGCTTGCCGCGCTTATCGTTGCCCCGGTTTGAATCTTTACGCCGGAAAAAATAAGCGGGAGAACATCGTTATATGATACAGTCCCGATTGAGTTTGTAAGGCTCGCGGTCTGCCCGATGAATTCAGCGCTCAATACAACCGGAGATCCCAACTCGCCTTTGATGGTAAGTTGATTTACCCTGCATCCGGCGTACTGAAAAACATTTGAACTTGTCCCTGACGCGTCCCATCCCCTGCGGACTCCGATTGACAAAGACTTGACATCACTTGCCGTTGATGTCCCTTTGTTGCTCTCCATATCCCCGGTATTAAACGTGTGCTTGAGACACGACGCCGTAACCGTTGAAATCCCCGCAGTACCGCCCATTGCCTGCTTGATGATATAACAGATTGCATCTGACGCGACGTTTAAATCGCACTCAATACTTCCTGATATTGTTTCCTTTCCGATTACTCGTTTGGTATAATCCCGCGTGCTGTTTATACTTTCGAGCAATACCTCTTCACGCTCAGCTTTAAAACTTTCAGAATTGAATTCAATAAAAGCCGTTCCCGTGACATATGTCCCGTATGTTGTTTCCTGACCCACTGAGAAAGCTGAGTCATACCCCATGAAAGGCCGTCCACCGCCTACTGCCATTTATTCCTCCGTTACCGGCTCTCGTCTTGTCCGTTCGCGGACAACTTCAAAAACCGGCTTATATCCGTTTTTTAATTTCAATAGTTGCCTTTCTTCTTTTTCAGTTGTTTTAATTGTGTTTTCTTTGTTGTCCGGGAGTGAAATTCCGTTTTTATAATAAAACAAACGCGGAAAAAACATCGGACGATGATCTATGTATCTTAGCATCGTATTTCTCCTATACTTTCTGGGATGTATTTAACGATAATCTCCGTTACCTTCCTCTTCAACGCTTCATTCAGAGCGGCGTTCCCCATCTGCGGGGTGATGACCTGTTGCTTGATGTGCTTCTTGATGATTAAATTCTGCTCATCGTTTGTGAGTTGTCTTTGTTTCGCGGCTTTTAATTTCCGTTCAAAATTCGCGGTCGCCATATTGAGAATCCCGCGCCCGGAACAGTAGTACAATCTGATGTTCATCTGTTGCGTCATGCCGATGAAATAATCAGAGAGCCACCGAGAAGAAAATATTAAATTCTGCGACGTGTTCACCACCTCACCACGCATATCAACCCCGTGCGCGTGTTTCATCCAGTGCCGTTTGATCGTCGGGGTTTCCCTGTCGTCAAATGCGTAGTAATTATCAGAATCACCCCACGCGAAGTCATACCCGATTAACAAATATTCGTCATATCCCAATATCTGAACAGAAAACACAACGACGGTATTCCCCACATTGCTCGACGCAGGAATAAACTCATGGCATCCTGATATCTCGCTGAATATTTTTTCTGATTCTATGTTGTCTTTGTTCACATAGAAGTATACGGGGCCTTTCCAATTCAATGTCCATTCCGGATTCGCACATATTGACGCGAACAGAATCACGTCCCTCGTTTCATCAATCCACGGCTCGAGCCATTCTTTGTAGCCGACATTCGCGTCAGCGACAACGACGTAATTTGGCTTTATCCCCTGTTTGAGAAGAACGCCGAATGTCTTATCACAGCAAATTATATCAACGCTGTCGTTCTTGTACTTCTTAATTGTATCAATATGGTCTTCGAGGCTTGAACCATTCGCGGCACAGACTAATGTTTTGCCAGCTCCGATATAAATCAAATCCTGTTGACTTCTTCCATCTTCCTTGTACTTCTTGCCGTTAATGCGCGCGTGTTCTCTCCACTGGCCTTCCCATTGTCCAAAAGCGGCTTTACTCTGCTGTAATACTTCGTCTGGATGTAACATCTCATTCTCCTTTTCAGTTATTTAAAGCGCGAATATTAAGCGAGATCCGCGCCATGCTCACATACGTATCATTACTGTTATAACTCACGCCGTATTCCGTATTGTCGATAAGACACGATAGAACCCCTTGCGTAGTCAAACTCAAGTCAATTTTATTTCTAATTAAATACTCAATGTTCTGTGCCAGGGTGATACACTCAAGATTCGACATCTCCCTTCCGGCGGCTTCGTCGGTTATTACGCCCGCGCCGTAGTTGATAATCGGGATAATGTTCACCTTGAGCGTCATGTCTCTCTTTGCTGTCGCCCGTCCAATCTGCGACCATTCCTCTTGCTTGCTTTCAAGCTCAACACATACCGCCGGATACAGTACTGACGGAATCGGGAGACGTTCTGATAATCCGGATGTCCCTTTGTAAAACTTCTGCACCTGCGACGTAAGCGATGACGATACATAATACGCGCTGGTGTTCGTATTGTTCTTGTTAAGCAGGGATTCAATCCCGGTTAATACGGTGACTAAGTTTATCATTTTTCAAATAAATACTTTTTAAATATTTTAACAACGGTATCAATTGCTTTATCGCTTAAATACATGAATGGCCTCGCAACCATTTTTGATGTTCCTTTCTGGTGATACTTTGCATAATGCACCTGGTTAAATACTTCTGCATTTGAGCCAACAACACGCCACCGGTTCGACTGTCTCAATCTCCCAGTGTCATTTAACGGCTTTTGAAGCCCCTTGTCTCGTTTGCGCGTTCGAGAGACTTCTTTCCACGCTCCGTTCGGCCCTTCGCCGGTATTAAAATGCTTAATGACATCTTTCCATCCGGATATAGAAACAAGCTCCATGCCCGTTTTCGGATTTTTCATTCTATCCTGTATCAGCCTGAACCGCGCTTGAACTTCTTCAATCCCTTCCAATCTTACGACATCAGCCATTATCGCTCGTCTCCGATTGCATCAAGTTTATCCTCGTCAACTTTCCACGATAATTCATTGTCCTCGTCAAAGAACGACTGATAATCAATATTGTTTCCATCGACCATCTGCATATCGTCCGTCGTTACCTCGGTAATCAATGACCCGGCAGTATCAAACAGATCCATCTCGCCTTTGCGAATCATATCAAGCATCTGCGTCGCTTCGTTGAACTTGTCAGTCCATTCATTGACATTCTGATTATCTTGACTGAACCAAGACCGGAACGAAAAATATGACGCGATGTCCTCGGACAATGTCCTGAGAAGCGGCGGTACGTTCGTCTGTATTGACCCTATCGCATACCGCGCCGCGATCTTTCCATTGATTATCGTGTCCGCGCGCGTGATGTGTTTGGTTATCAACGCGGTTGTGTTGGAATATCCAGCCGCGCCGACGCTCTGCGGGAGCCCCGGAAAGTATGTCAATATTGTTGTGTTTGTACTATACGCCATTATTTTTTAATGCCTTTGTCAAAGATAACTTTGCCGTTCTTTTTAAGCCCTACCAATCGGCGTTCTATCACCCCGGAAGGATACGTAATTACATTTATATACTTCTCTTTTTCTCTTCCCTGATGGTCTCGACTCTTAACGACTTCCTGTTTGATTTTCGCGCCGCTCTTATCTTTACGTCTTGAATCTACCGCTAGCTTCTGGTTCGCTGTTACTTGTTCTCTTAATTCTGACATTTTGACCTCTCTTGATTTTTCATTATAGTCGCGGCCGTGAATCTCCTCAGAAACACGGCCGCAACGATTATGTCACTCGTACTACTGAGTGTTTACATCCTTGAATAGAAACGCACATGAAGTTGCAATCGCTCTATAAGAATACTTCGTTTGCACCTCAATCATCGTCCCTTCCACGTCTTCCTCTCTCCAGCTTTTGACACGATAAGGCGAACCCTTGCTGGTAACACGGAAACAGCCAGCGGCCGACGCTCTCCTGAGAGACGGAGTCGGTTCAACATACGCAAGCCACGCATCCGGGCCCCATATAACCGACAACGAAGCCGCGAGGCCTTCGTTGGCCGTGGTATAAGCACCACGTCCGACAAATACTTTTTTGATGTCAAACAGACTCGCCAGAATTTCTTCTGTTACAATACTGCGCTCAACGTACTGGATCCGACCGAATACATTGTTGTTTTCCCTGAGTGCGTTAAATCCGCTGAGACCGATAACCATTGTATTCGGGTGCTTGCCGCTGTTCAGGTTTATCACGCTGGTGGCCGAGAGCACATCGAGTATCGGATTTGAAGTCAGTGTATTATACGCCCAAGAAGTCGCCGTAAGAATCGTCTTGTTGTTCGACCAGTTCGTGGTCGTAAACAAAAGAGTCGCACAATCGACTTCCTGACGCATGAGAATTTTGTCAACCAGGTACTCGGTAACGTCTTTATCGAGCATAAGCGGCGCTTCGGCATTGTCTCTATCGGTATCAGACACAATATCCTTCAACGCCTGCTCAAGACAAACATATGAAGAAGTAGACATTCCGTATGTCGCCATGTTCGCTTGTGATTTGTTCGCCCTGTAGGAATCTTCGAGCCTGAAATCACTGTTGTATATCCAGTACAAATCGGAATCTTTTGTTACCGGGATATTCGGAATCGCTTCATTTGCAATGTACGATTCGTTTTTATAAAGGATGCTGAGATTTGTCAGCGCCTTATTTATTCTAATGCTTCCCTGTGGCATATTATTTCCTCCTATTCCTTATGTAGTCGAGCCGACGAGATTGTTGTCCCAAAGTTGCGGGTTTATGAAAACCGAAATGGTTGAGTTCGTTTGACCATTTTCTAATGCTCTGCCCAAAATTACTGTATGCGAACAAAGCGACATTGTTGCCGCTGAACTCGTCAGCCTGTCTGCAACCGCGACAATATAACCCGGGAAAGTTGTTGTGCTTATTCCCTGATATGCCCTGACGAAATCGCCAGCAGTAATTGAGTCGGCACATTTGCATTTAGATACTCCGAACATCCTGACTGTACCGTATGAACTCCCGGCGCTCATGTAATCCTGCAGAACACCGATCGCGTGATTAGAAACAGTCGTCGCGTTCCCATACGTTCCATTTGCTCCGCAAATCTCAACGTATCTGTCGGCAGTAGTAGTGCCCGCCGCCATACCAACAACGAGAAACTGACTTGTCGTGGTCTTTAATGTCCCGTCAACACGGAACGTTATATCATAGTCTTTGCCATTGCCATAAATAGCCATTGTTATACCTCCTCTGAAACGACCGCTTCATAAGCGACCGCGTAATTGACTTTATGCTTTTCTGCATATTCTTTGATCTTCTTATCGAGATCATCCGTATCTTTCGAATACGCTTTCTTTTCCGGCTCTTCTACGTGCCCTTGCTCGCCAAGTTGCACAGTCGCCATGTTGCCGATTATCCCCTTGACATAATAAAACCCGTCGCCCGAAAAAGTCTTGTTATCTTTACTGTATGACTTGACGTTCGAGTCCATCGCGAGCGCGAGAAAATAATCTTTCTGGGCGGGAGTTATTTTTCCCTCTTCGATTGCTTTCTCGATATACGCGTCAGCCTCGTTATGTCTCTTCTCATATTCCACCTTTTCGGAATATGCTTTAAGCTCCTGATTTTCTTTTTCAAGAGCTTCAATTTTCATTTTGTATTCTTTCATTTCTTTTTCTTGGATTGTATTATCCATACTATTGTCCTCTTGCTTATAGCATAATTTCAAATTTTCAAATTGTATTTCAGATTCAGTATATAGGTTTATGAAATCATCCAGCGACGTAAGCGCCGGAGTGTCAGCACCGAGAAGCGCGACGCCCTTTAAAAC